GCATCGTAGTTAGGGTAACCCTCTACCTTACGAATCTTAATCGTAAAGTCAGCACCTTGCCACATATCAAATGGATTCACAGGAGCCTCGTCAGGGAACTGAGGCTGCATAGAGTCCATAATCTTATCAAAGATCTTCTTACCAAAGCGATATAGTTTCACTTGGCCTTCGTTCTCTGGAGCAGATGGATCAGAGACAATAAGTACATTAGCAATGTAACGTAAGTTCCGTTTGCGCTCGCGTACAATACGCTTGGCCTCTTCGGAACCATCTTCGTTCCATAACTTACTATTGCTCTCTGATAGAGGATCAGCCTGACCAATAGATGTAAGAGACTTCTCTACATACCATTGACCGGTTGGTCCTTTAAAGAAATGATCCCAGTAGCGTACCCAAGGCGTAGGAGCCTCAGCGTCACCAGGAAGAAAACGAACTACAGCATATCCATTGCCAGCTTTATCTCGTGTAGGCTGCCAAAAGCGTTCGTCATTTCGATTATCGGTTTTAGTTTGTTCGCCTGGACCGCTACTAGCAGCTTCTACTAGTTTAGATAGGTCGGTGCGATTAGTTTTTAGTGCTGCAAAACTCATTTATATTTTCCTTGTATGTTACAGTATATTTTTGTGTATGTTTTATCCACTTGATCATTATATAGACTTATTTATTATAAGTCAACTGGCAATGTGTTACCTCGTGGAAGATAATTAAGATTCATTGCCTCAACCTCAATTTTCTCTTTTATAGATCCAGAGACATACTTACGTATATCTTCCAGATCCAATTCTATATCCTCACAGATATGAATGATTGCGTCCATGTAGCTATACCGGTGCTCTCTTACCTTTACTTCTACCATTTTTGCGAACTTGTTTTTTGTTAGGAACTGCTCTTTTGCCATTTACCTCATTGTCCATTTCAGTTGTATAGACACCTATGTCTGGGTACATTACACCCACACTACGCTTAGGAGTGCCATCTTTATTGTATGCCATTACGACACATTTAAACTTAGTTTTAAATTGACGCTCTTCACCATAGTACAAATCCCTATAGACACCATCGCGTAGATAAGCTTGCAAGTTATGTAAGTAACCTTGCTGTACTAGGTACTCAGATGCTTGACCCTTTTCTTTAGAGTTCTTCCAGCTTCTCATACCAGATAACTTATCTTTAGCATTCTTAATCCAACTTCTGACATTCTTCACAGAGAAGATATCATCATCAGGTAGATTACGAACAGTTTCATGAATAGATAGCTGAGCAGCAGGCTTCTTAGCTTCACGTGCTTTAGTAATACGGTCTACTAGTACAGCTTTCTGCTCATCGGTTAGTTTACGTTTTTTACGAATCTTCTTCATTCACATCTCCATCATATATAACTTATTATAGTCTCTTTTTATAATAAGTGCAACTGTTAAATTTCTTGATCGTATTCGTATATTTCGTATTCACCAGAAGCATCTCTTTTAGCTTTAATCATTCTCTGCTCAATCAAAGCTAATATAGTGTGCTCAATGATTTGTTCCATTTTCATAGTAGCGTAGTTTTTACCTATCATGAAAGCGGAAATGGATACCCCTATAAGAAGTATCCACTGAACTGATGTTATTGTTTCAAACATTTACGCTCCAATTTAAAATGTTATTTATCTACGAAAATGAAACAACATTCTCGACACGGAAGGATCTAAATGCATCCTTACCTACATCCCAAGCCACAATAGTTTCTTCATTAACAGCTCGAACCTTCTTCTGAGTTAAAGGATCTTCTTTCTTAGCTTTAGGTAGAATAGTCTCCATAAGAGTACATACCATGTCACGCTCTTCACCATTAATCTTTTTAAATACTACACGACACTTTTGTACTTGTAGCTGTTCAATCATTTCATTACGAGTCATCATCTCTTTTTTCCTTTTGGTTCATTCATCCGTACAGCAGTCATTGCTATACTAATTCGTTCTATTGCATTCGACAATCGAGTAAGCTCTTTACTTTGCTTATCAATAATCATTTCTAATATTTGAAACTTCTGCTGAGTATCAATATCCACT